CGGCAGCGCAGGCGCCTTCCCCCAGGGCCGGGGAGTCTTCGGTGCCGGGGCTCGGCCAGCACGATCCGGGCTATGTGGCACCAACGGTCCGTATGTCCCGGCGTATCTTCATCTTCACCGAGGATGAAGCCAAGCTGGTCGATCGGGTGCTCGGAAATGAAGCTGCTGCGAAGCTGGTCGAGATGTGCTTAGGCCTGGAAGCGGCAGCGGGGGGTGAAAGCGTGAAGAAGTGAGGCGCTGACAGCGACGAGGGCCCCCTGGAAACGAAGGGGGCGCTATTGAACTAGGGTGACAAAGGAGGCTCAACGTGAAGATCAAGTATACAGACTGGACCATGGGCATGTCTCTGGCCGCGTCGTACACATGGGCAGCGGCCGTGCTGGTCGGCTTCTCGATGCTGCGCGAGCAGGGGGTGATTCCGTTCTTCGTGTGGTTCATAGCCAACGCTTCGGCGATTCTCGTGTTCGGCGTGGTGACCCAACGGTGGCCGGGGCTGTGGAAGGTGGCCAGGATGCTGCCCTTCCGGGCGGTGATTACCGTGATCCTGGCCTTCATCATCTGGTTCAACCTGACCGGAATTACCTGGGTGAACAGCCTGGTCCAAGAGGGCGGGCTGGTGCCGGATGGCTGGGCCAAGGTGATCGCGATCGCAACCGGCCTGGTACTGTGGGCAGTCATGGCCAAGGGCGGCCTCAAATGGTCGATCATCACCGATCGCTTCCAGTGGTTTCTCTTGGCCGGGGGCATTGGGATCGCCCTGATTATGACCTTGGCGAGCGGAGCCCGGCTGCACCCCGATATCCAGATCGGCAACTTCAACAACCTCAGAGATTGGTTCATGGCTCTGTGGTCTGCTCCCCTGCTGTGGTCCGCGCTCTTCCTTGATGGGATGTTCTGGCACCGCGCGCAGTACATACAGACCATGAGACCCTACTGGCAGGCGTTCGGACTATTCACGTTCTACCTGTGCCTGGTGGCGATCGTGGCATTCCTCGATGTACACCCGGCCGCGATGGTGCTTATCTTCATCGTGGTCTACTTCTCTTCGCAGTCGACAATGGACTCCTGTTTCTCCGGGCTACAGCTCTCAATGGGCCGCAAGTGGGGAATCATTGCAGGCTTCGTCATGGTAGGTTCATGGTTGGGTATCGCGCAGGTCGGCCTGCTGGACCTGTGGGGCATTCTCTTCGGCTGGTTCCCCCTACTCCTGGCAGCGATGGTCATAGTGTACGTGCTCATGCGCCGGGGCAAGATCAAGTCACCGAGTGTAGAGACACTGAGGGCGCAAGATGCTTTGCCAGTTCTTGAGGGGCGTTCACTGGTAGTCGACCCAGGCCCAGAGCGGTAGTATGCTAATGCCTCGTCAGGTATTACTGAGCGAGGCAATGCAGCGAGGGCGGGCGCGCGGAGATGATTGGCTCCGTACACCCGCCCAAACTGCTGCCTACCTATCCCGTGGGCGCTGGCTTCCTGCTTCGCATCTAAACCTGGTAGCAAGAGAAGTAGCTAAGATCGAGGATGGGCCTATCTTCTTGATCGTGACCATGCCTCCGCGCCATGGGAAGAGCGAACTGATCTCCCACTATACCCCGGTCTGGTTTCTCAAGAAATGGCCATACAAGAAAGTCATCCTATCCTCATACCAGATCGGGTACGCTTCCGAGTGGGGCGGCAAGGCCAAAGCCACGCTGATCGAGAACGAGGCTGAGCTTGGCCTGACTCTCGCCACCGACACGAAGGCGAAGGCTCACTGGACCCTGCGGGGCTATGGCGGCGGCATGGTATCCACCGGTATCGGCGGATCGCTGACGGGCCGCGGTGGTGACCTGATTATCATCGATGATCCGATCAAGTCGCAGAAGGAAGCGCTCTCAGCTACCTATCGCAACACGGCAAAGGAATGGTACAAGGCCACCCTGCGGACCCGGCTACAGCCGGGTGGCTCGATCATTATCTTGATGACACGCTGGCATGAGGATGATCTTGCCGGCTGGCTTCTCTCAGAGAATCCCGAAGGTCTGGAGCATCGAGACCCCTGGAAGGTGATCAACCTACCGGCAATCGATCGCTCAAGAGGATGATCCCCTGGGCCGGTCCCCGGGGAAACCCCTCTGGCCCTCGATGTTCGATCTGGATTCTCTGCTGACCCTACAGCAAGCCACAGGGACATTCTGGTGGAGCGCTGAGTACATGGGAACTCCAAGACCGGAAGGCGGGGGCATCATCCATGAAGAGTGGTTCAAATACTACGGCCCTGGTACCGGTATTGACGATCCCCTTGATATCGAGGAAGCCAGGCATGAGCTTTACCCCCGGCGTATCCGACAGTTCTGGGATACCGCTTTCAAGGAGACACAGGCCAACGATCGATCTGCCTGTGTGACGATGGCTGACTGCAAGCGCGGATACTTCATCACGGATGTCTGGGCCGAGCGCTGCGAGTTTCCTGCCCTGCAGACGGCGGTCAAGGCCAAGTATCAACAGTTCATCCCCGATCGAGTCGAGGTTGAGGACAAGGCCTCGGGGATATCGCTGATTCAGCAGATCAGGCGAGATACTCATATCCCGATTCACCCGATCAAGGCAGAGGGTGACAAGGTGAGCCGCATGCACTCGATCTCGGCGATCGTCGAGGCGGGCCTGGTATACCTACCCGCGCGGGCACCCTGGCTGTCTGAGTTTCTCCATGAGATCTGCTCGTTCCCGGCCGCCCTGCACGATGACATCGCGGATGCCTTCGCGTATGCTCTGCTGAGAATGAAACCGCGCCGCGAGCGCGAGAGCGCCCCCCTGACCCGGAAGCGGAAGAAGAAGAGCAAGTGGAAGGATTGAGATGAAGCCTCGACTATTAGACTTATTCTGTGGGGCTGGTGGAGCAGCGAAGGGCTACCAGAGGGCGGGCTTCTATGTAGTAGGCGTAGACCACAAGCCTCAACCTCATTACTGTGGGGATGAGTTCTACCAAGCGGATGCTCTTGAGTTTCCGCTTGAGGGCTTCGATGCCTACCATGCCAGTCCACCTTGTCAGGGATACAGCATCATGCGGAATCTACCGTGGCACAAAGACAAAGAATACCCCCTGCTTATTGATGACATACGGGCACGGCTGGTAATGACCGGTAAGCCCTGGGTAATTGAGAATGTTATGGGTGCTCATCTGGAAGCGGGCTATCTGTGCGGTATGATGTTCGGGCTTGGGTTCTATAACCACCGAGCGTTTGAGACAACGTTTCCGTGGTTCCAGCCAGGGCATCCGAAACATAGTATCGTATTCCAGCGAGGTAAATTATTTGGTGCCAATGGCGGACGTCGCCGTATAGTCTCCGAACTGTTTGGTATTGACTGGATGACAAGAAATGAGCGTAGTAATGCTTTGCCACCGGCATACACAGAGTACATAGGGCAATACTTGATGAAGGCAATTTAGGGCTGACTGGACAAAACGGTTCGCGTTGTCTATGGTGTCATAAAACGCGCGGGAGGATATGATGGCACAGGATTCGGATAGAACCTCGCGACGTGACAGAAGAAGCCGCCATTTCGCGCGTCAAGCGCAGGCACAGGCGTCCAGTAAGCCCTCTGGCTTTCTCCAAGCGGAAAGCCCTCGGAGGCGAAGATATGCTAAGAAGCAAGGTGGGTCTCTCGCTTCCATTGGTGTCCGGGGCCTCAAGGTATCCGCGGGCCATGTGCAAGAGGAGTGGCGCAACGAGTTTCGGACGTGGTCGCGCGCCGTAAAGCACTATCTGGAAATGCGCGATGATGTCATCATCGGGACCCTGCTCGATGCACTGAAGTTCCCCCTCATGGCAGCGTCGATCACCACAGCTCCTGCCAAGGGTGGGAGCGCTGGAGATCAGGCAGCTGCTGACTGGCTGTACGATTGTATGCACCGGATGCACCAGCAGACCTGGAAGAGCTTCACCGGGGACTGTCTCTCGGCACTCGACTTCGGTTGGAGCGTCAGTGAGATTAACCTAGAGAAGCGGGACGACGGCCGTATGTGGCTGCGGAATATCGATCCCCGTGGACAGGATACCCTTGCCCGCTGGCGGTTCAAAGAGGACCCTTCGGATGAAGTTGAAGCTATGATGCAGCGCGATCCCAACAGCAACGAGGTGCTCGCAATCCCTTTGAGCAAGTGCGTCCATGTCACCTTCCGGGGCCGGAAGGGAAACCCTGAAGGCCGGTCTCTCCTGTACTCCCTGTATCGCACTTGGCGCTTCTGCAAGGACTTCGAGAACTTCGAGGGCGTGGGGGTCGAGCGCGATGTGGGCGGGATGCCCGTTGCCAAGCTGCCGGAAAGCGGCAACATCGAGCCTCAGGACTTGACCGATCTGGAGAACGGACTGGCCGGGATGCGGCGGGATGAGAATGAGTATGTCATTGCTCCCCCGGGCGTCGAGATCGCGCCGTATGGATCGGGCACGAAGATGTACGATATTGGAGCGATCATCGAGCGCAAGCAGAAGGAGATGCTCGGTCGCGTCTTCGCTCAGTTCCTCAAGCTCGGTATGGATAACGTCGGCACCCAGGCTCTTGTGAAGGGCTCGCAGGCGTTCTTCAACCTGGCACTCGAAGCTATCCAGGAAGAGCTACTCGAGGCCTGGAACCTACAGCTTGTCCCATACCTGTTCGCGTTCAATCACTTCCCCGGTATGACGGACCTGCCGACGATTGAGTGGGAGCGCCCCGGGGCGGTCGATATACCGGGGATCATCGGTGCCGTCAACACGGCAGTCGGTGCCAAGGTCTTCACCCCGACTGATGTGGATGAGGACCATTTGCGCGAGCTAATGGACTTCCCAGAGCTTCCCGAGGATGAACGCGGAATGCCCCGCGCGGTGGAAGAGCCGCCGATGACCGGCATCTTCCAGCCGAGGCGTGAGGTGACTGCTTGACCACGAAGCCAGGGGGCAGCAAGCAGAGGCTTGGCTCTGGAGATTGGGAGCAAGCCACCAATCGACAGCAGCGCCGTCTGACCCGGGTATTTGATGCCTGGAGCGCCCAGACCCGGCGCGCTCTAACAGGAGCTGCGAGCCGGGGCGTATCGATCCCTGATCAGATGACGATCCTCGATCGAGCCATGCCCGAGCTTGAATCCAAGCTGGTCCAGGTGCTCGACGTCGGTACCAAGGCAGCAGCGCGGATATCGGCGCGTGATCGGGCGAAGATGCCGGAGATTCAGAGGGTGATTGGAGAACACGGGCGAGAGGATCGAACGCTCGTGGCGCAAGCTCTGATGCCCTTTATTCATGCGAGGCTCGCCCCGGAAGTGGCGCGCGGGCTGACAGGTGACCCCAAAGCTCTCATGGGCGCCTTCGGCGCTGTCCGAGCCGCTCCGGGGCAGTATGCGGGGCGCGCGTGGGTAATGATCTTCGAGACACAGCAAGAGCTTGGCCATGTGCGAGAAGAAGAGCGCCGGCGAGAAGGGAAGACGATCGAACCGGTTCGTTGGGTGATCGATCCGCGCGCTGATCACTGCAAGCCGTCACCTGGTCACTACGGCTGTCTGGAACTCGCCGGGGAGTATGCTGGCGGGTGGCATAGCCTGCCGACCTTACCTGCAGGCATGGTAACCTGTCGGGGAAACTGTCGCTGCCATATTGAGGTCTACCGCGATGGCAAGTGGCGGCGGGGAGTCTTCGAGGACTGATATGGGTGCGAAGCATAAGATGAAGGTACTCGGCAATCCGCTCCCAGATGTGTGCCCGAAGTGCGGATGTACGCAGTTTCAGGCCGAAGGCGATGAAATCTCATGCTTCAACTGTGGCTGGGTATGCTACCTGTCGGAAGAGCAGATCACAGCCCTCAATGAAGGGGGACTTGACAAAACGAGAACCGTTTGCAAGGATGTGACAACGGGCAGGAGGAATCAAGATGCCATTTGCAGGATACCCGGACCACGCAGCTTGCGTAGCTGACAACGGAGACAAAGCGAACCCTCATGCCTTCTGCGCATGGCTTGAGCACCAGGTAACCGGTAAATGGCCAGCCGAGAGTCAGGCCGGAATGCCCTCCGATGCGTGGGCGATCTACCGTGATCCCTATGCTGCTCATCTGACTCTATCCAAGAAACCGCAGGCTGAAGCTGAGCACGAGGCCAATCAGAAGGGCCTCGATGCCCTGAAGCAAGCGGGCTGGCTGTTCTCTCGAATAGGATGGGTGAAGCAATATGCTGCCCCTAGCCTGCGCACGGTATCTGGTGTCCGCGTCTTTGCCGTGGGTACCTGGACCGATAGCAAGGGTGTAGAACGCGACTGGACTGAAGAGGACCTCGATGGTCTGGTCAAGGCGTTCAACGCGGGGGTACCGGGCAATGTGCCCGTGAAGGCGGGACATACGCCCGACTCGTTCAATGGCTCGATCGCCGAGAAGCTCGGCGTACCGGTGGAACTGATCACCGGTGACATAGGCGGCAAGGGCCAGGTTGCCCTTGGCCGAATGGCGACGCTCGAACGGCGCGGCCCTTTGCTGTTTGCCACTTTCGAGCGTGTCCCCGACCCGATTGCAGACCTGATCGATGCCGGCCTGTTTTCAACAGTGAGCGTCGAGGTGGAAGGTCCGATCGGAGAGTTCCCATCAGCCCTCACAGCCGTGGCTCTGCTCGGAGCCGAGGAACCGGCTGTGGACGTGGCAACGCTGGATCGCGCCCTCGTATTCGGCGGGAAGCGCGAAGCGGCCATGGTGCTCACCTTCCAGACCAGCGATCTACCCCTGGCTGTTCTTGAGGAAGAGTTCAAGACCCTCAAGTCCAAGGTACAGGAGTCGATCAAGGGGATGCGTGGTGCGCCCGTGTTCCGGGCGATGATGGCGAACCTGGGGACGCTGTTCGATGCCATGAAACGCAACCAATCAGGCCATCAAGCGCCAGATAATCAGGAAGGAGGCCCGACAATGGAATCAGTCAAGGGAATGTCTCTCAAGGACCTGGCAGCCAAGTACCAGATCACCGAAGAAGAGATCATGGTACTGGCAACGACCCTCGGCCTGGGTGAAGGCGCCACGATCGAGGATATCGTCGCGGCGATCGAAGCTCTGAAGGCAAAGGCGGGTGTAGGCGCGCCCGAAGGGCCACCGGTCGAAGCGCAGAAGGGCGAGTTTGCCAAGGTCACCTCAGAGCTCCAGAAGGCCAATGAGAAGATCAGCGCTCTCGAACACCGTGAGCGCGTCGCGGCTTGGTATGAGCAGACGCGTCCGCTTCAGTCGATCCCCGGCAAGCCCGAGGACATGGCTGATGAACTGGCTGAGATCGAAGAGAGTCGGGGCAAGGACAAGGCGCAGACTCACTTCGAGCGTCTGAAGACTGTCAACCAGACCGCTTTCGAGGCCAACAAGGTACGTGGCGTCGCGCTGGCCGGCGAGAAGCGCGCGGACTTCGAGAAGGAAGTCGCTGAGTACCAGAAGACCCATGAGAAGGCGAACCGGGGCCAGGCGGTCAAGGCCATCATGCTCGCCAAGCCTGATCTCTATCGGGAGTACCAGGCAGAAGAGCGGGCCCGGCAGGATGCCGGATAGCAGAGCGGGGCGCGGCTCTGACAACCGAAAGGAGGCCATAAGGTGGCTAACGAAAAGACGATCTACACCGAGACGTTCATCGCGGGCGAATCGCTCGCAACCAACCAGTATCACGGCGTCAAGCTGAACGGCAACCGCACGGTCGACGTGATCGATGCGGATACCGATGCGCCGGTCGGTGTGCTACTCAACGAGCCGGGAGATGGAGAAGAGGCCCTGGTCATGATTCTCGGCCGGTGCCCGGTGGTCATCGGGGAAGCGATCACCGCCGGTCAGCGTATCAGCTTCGATGCTTCTGGCCACGCGGAACCGAGGGAGGTTGCCGACACGGATAACTACCCTGCGGGGATATGCACTATTGGCGGCGCAGCCGGGGAAGTGGGGGAGATGATAGTCGGCGTTACCAGTGTGACGACCGCCTAGCACTGAGTAAAGACTGAAAGGAGGGCAACACGATGCCTGATCCGACAGAACGACAGTTCCACGTTGACGGTCCGCTGAGCGACATTTCGGTCGCTTACATGCAGGACCAGGAAGACTACATCGCTGATCAGATCTTCCCCGTGGTCGAGGTGGACAAGCAGAGTGACCTGTACTTCGTGTGGACGAAGGGCTTCTGGATGCGGAACGCCGTCGAGCGCCGAGCGGGCGGCGACGAATACCCTGAGGGACGCCTGGAAATGTCCACCGATAACTACTACTGCAACCTGTACCATCTGGGGTATGGCATTCCAGATGAAGCCAAGGACGGGCAGGACCCGGGCGTAGAGCTTGAGGTCACCGGCTCGGAGTGGCTGGCCAGCCAGTTCCTCCTGAATCGCGAACTCACGATCGCCGCCGACATGTTCGTGGCAGACATCTGGGGAACCACGGTCGTCGGTGGCGTGGGCTTCACGCTCTGGGATGACTACGACAACTCGAATCCGGTCACCGATATCGCCACCGGCAAGCAGACCATCCAGAAGAGCACGGGCAAGAAGGCCAACACGCTCGTTCTGGGCAAAGAGGTCTTCGATATCCTCACCGAGCACCCGATCCTCTTGGACAAGTACAAGCACACGGCGGCCGGCATCCTGGACCAGGAAGAGGTTCGCCGGGCGCTCAAGGTTGACCGGCTGATCGTAGGTGAAGCCGTGTACGAGTCCACCGCCGAGGGCGGGGCTGGTACCACGGGCTACATCTGGGGCAAGAACGCCTTTCTGGGCCATGTCCCCGCGCGGCCGGGCCTGCGGGTAGCTGCGGCAGGATACACCTTCGTCTGGAGGCTGCGGGATGCAGGACGCTACACCGTGGCGATCTCCAACACCCGGCAGGATTGGAGAGACCGCGATCTGCTCAAGGGCAAGCACGCGTTCGACCACAAGCTCGTGGGCACCGATCTGGGGTACTTCTACTCCGGGGCGGTCAGCTAGACAGAGTGAGAGCCGGGCGGGACAACTCGCCCGGCAATCTCGAAAGGAGAGATCACTATGGTACAGAGATGGAGAGGAAGGCATGTCTTCGATTACATCTCCGCGCGGTTCCTGGATGGCCTGCCTCAGTATGTCCTGGGGACACAGTACTATGTCAGCAAGAATGATGGAAACACCAGGAATGCTGGCACGAATCCCGGCAAGCCCCTCAGCACCATTCAGGCGGCAATCGACAAGGCGAACGCCCTGATCGACTGGTCAGCCACCCCGATAAAGCGACAGATCATCTGGGTAGAGCCTGGCGTGTATGCTGAAAACCTCACGCCGGCCTACTACTGTGACATCGTGGGCCTGGGCATCCGTGGCACCGACCAGATGGCGGAGATTCACCCGACCACCGGTGACTGCTTCGCCGGGACATTCCTGGGTACCGGCCTTCATAACCTACGGCTGGAAGTGGATGCGCAGGATGCGTGTATGCTCGATCTGGGCATCTGCAACAACTCCATTATCCGGGCCTGCGAATTCGCTCTGGGTGCCAACGTAACCGGAGTCGTGGGAATCGATACCGAGAACTGTACCCATCTAGTCGTGGAGGACTGCGACTTCGAGAGTGGTCAGCTTCAGGATATGGCGTATGCCATCTACCATCGAGGTGGGGCCGACAAGTTCGCCCACAACTGCCGGTACCGAGGCAATCGTATCTTCGCTCAGACAGTGGGCATCTACATCGCCTCGAACTGTACCGCTTCCGAGTGTGTCATTGGCGGACCCGGCAAGGACGGCAACTTCATCCACGTTGCCGGAACCGGAACCGGCATCGACGGCTTCGGCGGCGGGGCGGATACCGGAGGGCAGGCGATCGCAATCAACAACCACATCATCATCGTGGGCGCGGGTGACGCTATCCACGGCCTCGCGGCTGGTAAGAAGCTGATGAACCGCACGCTGGTGAACGGGAGCTACGCCCTCGAAACCGCCTAGACGGAGATAGGCTGTGTTCATAAACAACACCACCGGGAACGTAGTTGTCCGGCGAGACGACATCACGGCCTGCTTTGTCCAGGGCTTGCTGATCGTGTTCAAGATGCGCGCTGATCCCGACATCGTGTACGAAGAGGCGGAAGACGAGGCGCAGCTTGTCACCCTAAAGGCCCGCACCTGGAAGCAACTGACGGAGGAATAGGATGCCTGCGAAGAAGAAGCCCACGCACACCGAGGATGGAGTGCCTCTGGGAGTGGCTGAGAAGCCCTTCGCCCGGCTGATTGAAGCTGAAGCGAAGAGGCCCAATCCGCCTGAAGACCCTGAAGACTAGGGGCTTTCCCTTGGAGAGGGGGCCGGCCGTTCGTCACCCGGCTGGTCCCCAGACAATCGAATAGGGGCGCTAGACCCGTCCCGCCACCTGAAGCTTAGTAAGGAGGTCTGCCATGACCAGTCCGCGTCACATCCTCAGTTCCCGACAGGTAATCCTCAAAGCCATCCCTATCCAGAAAGCCGAGGTCCACGATACGGCCTACACCGCCAATGCCGACATGCTGGCCGCAGATATCACTCCCACGCCCGTAGGCCCCGATGTTGACGCCGTATATCCCCCGGTCGTGTTCCGCATCTCCGTGTGTCTCGATACCGCAGCCGTCTTCAAGATCATCATCGATGACGGCACTTCGGAAGTCGACATCGCCCTGAACAGCGGCGCGCAGCTTACCGCACAAGCGGGATACACGTTCGATTGGCCGATCGATGAGGGGGATAGCGTCAACTTCGAGGCTGATCAGGATGTCCAGATCGAGAAGCTGATCGTGCATGAGGTAATCTGGGCAAGCCAGTAGGCGGCCAAGGTAAGCTATCTACCGCAAGGAAAGGGGGCGCTAATGGAGCAGCGAATCCAGGTGCTTCGAGCCTTCATCATGTCGGTTCGGCGCCTTCTGCTGAATCATCACCTGGAGCACGAGGCGGGCGGGGCCGATGAGGTTGACCTCAGTTCCTACGTGCCCAGATCACTCTTCAATGCCAACACGATCCTCAAGGCTGACACCGACAACACGCCGGAAGCCCTGACTGTGGCGGCGTCACGGATCATCGGGCGGGCTGCTGCAGGTGAGATCACCGGGCTAACTCCTGCCGAGGTTGCCACGATTCT